TATTGCTAAGTCAGTATTAATTGAGCTATCGGACCAAGGTATGGACGTTGACGGTACAGCTATCGAAAACGTAGGAAAGCCAGACCCGACTAAATCAGCAACTGCTACACCTAATTATGTAGGTGAGTCAGATGATACTTCTGAGACCATAACTCCTTCGACTAAAATAGAAGACCAACAGGCTTCTATACAAGCAGAAGATGATGCGGCTGCTGCTGCCGCCGCAGCGCAGGCCCAAGCGGCTGCTAATGCTCAGGGCCAAACGGGATTTCAAAACGTTGCTCTTAATCGGAGCTTAACCCCCTTTAATGCTGCAACTCTTGCGGTACAAAGGGGAAGCCCTACGTTGGGGACGTCCTTTTCACAAATAGATGAGGATACGTTTTCAGATATTGCACCAACCATGGGAACAACCACGGGAACAACCACGGGACAAGGAGTATCTACTGGGGATAGTGCAGATGAAAGTGAGGATGAAGGGGAAGATACTACAGAAGCTGATATTTCTTTAGGAGTTCCAGGTTTATCAATATCCGAAGCTGATCTTGCTGGTCTTATTGGTCTTGATAAGGGAGAGGCACTATCTGCTCACTTTAGCAGAGCCAAGGAGGGTAAAAAGAGTGGAGTACCTTTAGGTCCAATCGGAAAGGAGAATTCTCAGTCTCTTGTGAATATGGTGAATTTGGGCCTTATAACAAATCAAGAGGCGCTGGATATAGCTAAGGGAGATATTTCTGATGGCGGCTTAGGAGGTCAGTCTCCTGGGGGCTTTGCCGCAAATAATTCCACAACTGAGGGATTAACCATGGGTCAAATTGCCGCTATAAATGCAATAGACCCAGCAACCGGAGAATATGCCGGTAATTTACCAGCGCCAGCGATAGGAACACCCGCTTTTGATCTTGCTATTAATGCAAGTATCGCCAATGCGGCAGCATTTCCAGGCGCTGCGGCTGTTATTGGGGGTTTAGCGGGTCTTGTTCCTGGAGGATCATTAATGACAGCAGCCAGTCTGCTAAGTGGCCAACCAAGTGGATTAGCGGGGCTGTTTTCAGAAGCCGTTCCTGGATTTTCCCAAGGGTTTACTACTGCTGGCCAAGCTATTAGCGATGCTTTGGGGGGTGTTAGCAATGCTCTTGACGCAGGGTTCGGTGCTATTGGATTTGGCCCCGATGGAACAAGTCCCGACGGTGGTGGTTTTGATGGTGGTTTTGATGGCGGCGGCGTTGATGGTGGTGGTCCACCGCCGCTACCCACGGTTCCGGAAACACCCCCAACTCCAGCAACGCCCACGGTTCCAGAAACTTTGGACGAGGTGGACTTAACGCTTCTGCCTGCTGTGGCACAAAATTTACCGCCAGCAAGAAGGCCCACTACTCCGTTTAGTACGTTTGGTCAACCTACGCTACCACCCGTATTCACAGAACAGGATGCCCGTGCCCTGTTACAGCAGACAGGACAATTACCGCTGGCTGGAATTGCCTAAATGGACCTAAACGTTGAGCAACTGCCAAAGGAGGTATTGAATGAGTACTTCCTGCTTGCTGACCGTTTAGAATCATTAAAAGACCAGGACGAATGCCAAGACAAATTTCTTGAATTTGTACGTTTGGTGTGGCCAACCTTTATTGAGGGCGAGCACCATCGCATAATAGCCAAGAAGTTCCAGGCTGTGGCTGAGGGCAAGTTAAAACGGCTTATTGTCAACATGCCGCCACGACATACCAAGTCAGAATTTGCCAGCTATTTGTTTCCGGCATGGCTCATTGGCCGTAAACCAGACTTGAAAATCATTCAAACCACGCATACCGGCGAGTTGGCCGTGCGGTTTGGTCGTAAAATGCGTAACCTTATGGATAGCACAGACTATAGCCGTGTGTTCCCGCAAACAAAACTGCGCCCAGACACCAAAGCAGCCGGACGTTGGGAGACAAACGGCGGCGGCGAGTACTATGCATCGGGTGTTGGAGGTGCGATTACAGGCCGTGGTGCTGATTTGTTAATTATTGATGACCCTCATAGTGAGCAAGATGCCCTTAGTGCCACGGCTATGGACAATGCCTACGAGTGGTATACATCTGGACCACGGCAACGTCTACAACCAGGAGGATCTATTATCCTGGTGATGACACGGTGGTCGGTAAAAGATCTGACGGGACAACTTATCAAGGCCCAAGCCTCCGATGACATGGCAGATAGGTGGGAAGTTGTGGAATTTCCTGCCATAATGCCGAATGAAAAGGCAGCTTGGCCGGAATATTGGAAAGTTGATGAATTATTAGGGGTAAAAGCCAGTTTGAGCGTAAGTAAATGGAACGCTCAATGGATGCAAAACCCAACTGCTGAAGAAGGCAGCTTGATTAAGCGTGAATGGTGGAAACGTTGGGAGCATGAAAATGTTCCTGGACTAGAGTATATCATTCAAAGCTATGACACGGCATTTAGTGCCAAGGAAACAGCCGACTATAGTGCAATTACCACTTGGGGTGTGTTTAAACCGAATGAAGATCAGTCTTTTCATATCATTTTACTTGATAGTATAAAGGGCCGTTGGGAATTTCCGGAATTGAAGCGCGTTGCACATGAGCAATACAAGCATTGGGATCCAGATAACGTGGTAATTGAGGCAAAAGCCAGTGGGTTGCCCCTAACTTATGAATTGCGCCAGACGGGTATTCCAGTAACCACGTATACCCCCACCCGTGGCAATGATAAGGTAACTCGTGTAAATGCTGTTGCGCCGTTAGTAGAATCGGGTATGGTGTGGGTACCGGAAAAAAGTTTCGCTAACGAATTAATTGAAGAATGCGCGGCATTTCCTTTAGGGGAACACGATGATTTGGTGGATAGCACCGTTCAGGCATTGTTACGTTTTCGTCAGGGAGGGTTCGTGAGTCATCCTGACGATTATGATGATAAAACCCCTCGTAGCTACATGCGTCCAAGGGAATATTACTGATGGTTGTAGATAAACGTCTTACAGGTGACCCTGCTGCTATTGATGAAGAGCTTACTTTTGACACTGGTGAGAACATTATTGATGTTCCTTCAGATGATGAAGTTATGCCGGAAGATATTTCTATTATTGAAGATGATGAGGGGGGCGTGGTTGTTGATTTCAACCCGTCACAGATGCAGGGTGATGATTCCGGCGATTTTTTTGCCAATCTTGCGGAAACGGTAGACTCAGGTGAACTAACCAAACTTGGTAACGATCTAATTGGATTTTATAGGGAAGACAAGCAAAGTCGTAAAGATTGGGAAATGGCCTATGTTGAAGGGTTAGATCTTTTAGGCTTTAAATATGAAGAACGCGAGCAACCCTTTAGAGGAGCCAGTGGTATTTCGCACCCATTACTGGCTGAAAGTGTGGTGCAGTTTCAGGCGCAGGCGTATAAGGAACTTTTGCCGCCAGATGGTCCTGTACGCACCCAAATTGTTGGGGTGATATCACCTGAGACTGAAAAACAGGCTCAGCGCGTTAAAGAATATATGAATTATCAGATTACTGATGTAATGGAAGAGTATGATCCTGATATGGATCAACTGTTATTTTATCTTCCATTGGCAGGATCAGCTTTTAAGAAAGTCTATTACGATGAATCAATGCAACGTGCGGTTAGCAAGTTTGTTGCCTGTGAAGATCTAGTAGTTCCTTATATTACGACAGATTTACAAAGCGCCGAACGTATTACCAATGTTGTGCATATGCAAACGAATGATTTGCGTAAAATGCAGGTAGAGGGTTTCTATAGAGACATTCCTATATTTCCTGAAACCATGAGTCCTTCAGATGCACAGTCTAAAATTAATGAACTACAGGGTGAGCGGCCTGGAGGACATGACGAGGAATATATTTTATTAGAATGCCACGTTGATTTAGACCTTTTAGGCTATGAAGACACTGATGAAGCGGGTGAACCTACGGGAGTACGTCTACCTTATATCGTAACGGTAGATGAAAGTTCAAGTGAAGTTCTGGCCATACGTCGGAACTGGACACCTGATGATCAAGTCATAAAGAAGAAACAATATTTTGTTCATTTCAAGTTTCTTCCTGGGTTAGGGTTCTATGGTTTTGGTTTGATCCACATGATTGGTGGGTTGAGCCGTTCAGCAACTTCAGTTTTACGGCAGTTGATCGATGCAGGAACATTGGCTAATCTACCCGCTGGTTTTAAGGCTCGCGGTATTCGGATACGTGATGATGATGAGCCTTTGGCTCCTGGTGAATTTCGCGATGTGGATAGTCCTGGGGGTAATCTGCGCGATTCTTTGCTGCCTTTACCGTATAAAGAACCAAGCGCAACATTATTTCAGTTACTTGGTTTAATTATTGAATCTGGCCGTAGATTTAGTGCCATTTCTGAACTACCTATTTCAGAAAACGGTTTAAACCGTGAAATGCCTGTTGGTACCACCATGGCGCTGTTGGAGCGCGGCACCAAGGTCATGTCTGGTATTCATAAACGACTACACCACGCACAACGTATAGAATTAAAACTATTAGCTGCGGTATTTGCAGACTATCTACCCCCTGAATATCCATATGATATCATCGGAGCTGAAAGAAGCATAAAGGCTTCCGATTTTGATAATCGTGTAGATATCATACCTGTTAGTGATCCTAATATCTTTAGCAGCAGCCAACGCGCCATGTTGGCACAGATGCAACTGCAACTAGCGCAGGCTGCGCCTGACATGCACAATATGTATGAAGCATATCGGCGCATGTATGAGGCTTTGGGGGTGAAGGATGTTGACCTTATTCTACCTCCTCCTAAAGATCCGCAACCGACAGATGCGGCGGAAGAAAACCGGAACGTTTTAAGTAATTTGCCGTTGCAGGCATTTATGGAGCAAAATCATCAAGCGCATATTGTTGCACATATGGTGATGATGAAAACGCCTGTGGTCATGGCAGCTCCTTTAGTTACAGGGTCATTAATGGGTCATGTGGCACAGCATATTGGTATGCAGGCACGGAAAATGGTAACAGAAGAACTAGGGCCGCAGATTCAACAAGCGCAGGCGCAAGGTGTACAGTTAGACCAACAACAACAGCAACAATTAATGGCAGATGCAGAAAATCGTGTTTCAGAACTAATTGCGCAAATCACAGCTGAAGTTATGGCGGCTACAGGTGAGGATGAAGATCCCCTGGTTGAATTACGTCGACAAGAACTGCGTATTAAGGAAGCTGATTTATACCGTAAGGCTCAGGATGATGCAGGACGGCTAGAATTAGATCGGAAAGAAAATACTGATCGTAATAAGATAGCTCGTGAGAAAATTGATTCTCAGGAAGATATCGCTGAAATGCGGGGTGAGATTGCTGTAGCTAAATTGGATGCTGATGAAGATAAGGCTGAAATGCAGGGTCGTCTTGCAGTTGCAAAATTAAGACAGGATAGAGCAAGAGCCAACTA